GAGCGGCGTCCGGTCAGGAGTGGACCTAAAACGGCACACCCATGTCATCGTCATCGTCAAACACCGCGGGTGTCTTCTTCGCCACCTTCGGCGCAGGCCCCGGCGACACTTCCGCGGTCTTGCTTGCCGCCGACATCAGCCAGTTGCCGCCTGGGATCTTCTTGCCGTTGCCGTCGTCTTTGTCCCACACGCCCAACGTCGCCACGAACTGCGCGCCGGTCAACGCCAAGGCCAACTGCTCGTTAGTCGGGCTGGCGGTCAGCTTGGACAGCTTGCCCTTGGCGTTGTTGTCGATCGCGATAATCATCATGCGATGCTTGTCACGCTTGGTGAGGGCCTTGGCAGGCTCCTTGACACTCGGGTCCAGATCCCCAATCCAAAGCTTGAAGAACAGCACGCGGTTGGCATAGCCCTCGGGCTTCAGGACGCGAACCTTCAGGTTCACGAACTCCTCCTCGACCTGATAGCCGGGCTTCCACGCGGCTTCCTCGACCATGACGAGGACCGACGTACCCTTGGGGATGACGTCGAAGTCACCGCCGCCCGCGCTGTATTCCTTGCTATCGCTGACGGCGCTTTCGCCCGTCGAAAGTTGCCAAAAACTCATGCTGCATTCTCCTCTTGAACTGGTTCTGCCACCTTGGCGGTGCGGCGTCCCAACAGGAACGCCAGCGGGTTGACACCCTTCTCCACGGGCAAGTCATCTTCGATGCCGAAACGGTTCTTCGCGACGGTGGCGGGTGTCATGTACGTCACCAGCACGCGGTCGCCGGAAGTGATGGCCTTTTTCTGCCCGTCGTCGCCCTTCAGGATGACGGCTTGGCGCAGGAACCCCACCAGATCGACATTATCGACATAGGGCGCCATCGACTTGCCCGGCAGGCGCAGCGTGTATTGGCTGTAGCCGTCGCTGTCTGGCGGATCGATACGGCCGATATCGGCGTGCGCCAGAAACAGCGTGTGCATCCCGCGCTCCTTGCGCAGCGCCTCGACGGCACGGCGGACGCGCATGTGCATCGCCATCACCGCCGCAGGGCCGGCCCCATAGCCGCCCAGCGCCTGATTGATTCCGCGGGCCTTTGTGTCCTGCGACAGCACGTCGGACACAAAAAGCTGCTCCAGCCCTGTGCAACTATCGATCACCAGCGTTTTATACTGATGGTCATCCTCGCGCAGCGCCTTCAGAACCGCCCACAGGTTATCGGCCTGCATCAGCTCTTCGGGTAGAACGTCCGGCATCTGGTCACGCGGGATATCGCGCGGAATGCTTTCGCCCTGCGTGCGAACAACCAGCGGTGCGGGAAAGGTGGTAGCGAGGGAGGTCTTACCTGACCCTGCTGTGCCGACGATGGTGGCCACGATCGGCTCCCTCTTCGGCTTGGTGACGTGTTCGAGCAAACCCATGATAGGGGGTGTTCCTTTCTTCTCTCTGCTGCTTCTGTCTTGCAACCTAATGCGGTTATGCGTAGGGTGTCAACGACATATTTTCGGACGGAGGCGAAATGTTTACGCTGGCAGAGATACAGGCGCGGATGGCCGACAGGAAGGTAAGGGCTGTGGCCGACGCTACCGGTCTGCACCATCAGGTGATTTATGACGCGCTAAAGCCGGGTGCTAATCCGACTTATAAGACGGTCAAGGCGTTGTCCGATTACCTGAAGGAAGCTGTGGCATGACCCGCGGCTACGATTGGGACGCCATCCGCGCCACATACCCCTTGCGCGACGTAATCGGGCGGGCACTCAAGATCCGTAAGGCGCACGGCTGGTATGAGGCGCTGTGCCCCTTCCATGACGAGAAAAGCCCCAGCCTTAAATTCCGAGAGGCAGATGAGCATTGGCATTGTTTCGGATGCGGCAAGCACGGCGATGTCATCGACTTCGTTGCAGAGTACGAACATGTATCAAAGCCCGAGGCCATCGCACGCCTGACCGGCGGCAATGCGATCGAATTTACTGAGCAGGATCGCGCCAAGCGGGATGCGTGGCTGGCGGAAGAAGAGAAAAAGGAAGAGGCGCGTCGCGCTGCGGCAATCGAATTGGCCCGCCGTCGTTGGGATCGTGCGACGCCGATCGACGGCACCAACGCCTATCTGGAGCGCAAGCAGGTTGCGCCGCACGCTTGCCGTGTCGAAGGCGGATCGCTGCTGGTGCCGATGTGGGACCAGGAAGGCGATCTCATCAACGTGCAGGCGATTGCCGGGGATGGAGGGAAGCTATTCCACACTGGCTGTCCCACGGTCGGCGCGCGTTTCTATATCGGCGTGCCGTTTTCCAGCCGCACGATCGTCTGCGAGGGCTTCGCCACCGGCTCTTCAATCCATGAAGCCACCGTCGACCACATCTGCGTCGCCTTCAGTCAGGGGCAGATGGCCAATATCGCGCGCGAGATGGTGAAGGCCGGTCGTGACGTGGTGATCGCTGCCGATCGCAAGGCGTTGGACGCCATGATGCGGCTGGGGGCAGAGCTGGACGTGCCGGTAATCGCTCCACCTGTGCTGGTGAAGGGCGACGACTTCAATGACCTGCACGTAGAGCAGGGCGTGGAGGCGGTGGCTGGCGCCATTCGGCAAGGGTTGATTGACTACGCCAACAAGCCAGAGGCACCGCCTGCGCCGCCTGAGTGCGCCATTGCGTTTGTGGATGCGATGGACTTTGCCGAAGGCGCCATTCCCGTTCGTCCGTGGCTCGTGCCAGGTGCCTTGCTGGCAGGGTCGACGCATATCCTTGCCGCCCCAGGCGGCACGGGTAAATCTGTGTTCACGCTTCAGATGGCGCTGATGTTGGCGACGGGCGAGCCTTGGGCCAAGTGGCAGCCGAAGCGGAAGTGCCGGGTGCTTATCATCAACGCAGAGGATGACATCAACGAGCAGCGGCGCAGAATTTCCGGCGCTCGGACAGCGATGGGGCTCAGCACGGACAAGCTGCGCGGGCAGATCATTATCGCCGACAATCCTGACAGCATCGTCATGGCCACCACTGACGAGAAAAAGCGGGCGCAGGTGTCCACGCCGCTGGTCAAGCAGCTCGTTGACGTGATTCGCCATCATCAAATCGATGTGGTAATCGTGGACCCATTCGCCGAGACGTTTGACGGCGACGAGAACAGCAATGGTGATACCAAGTGGGCGATGAAGATCTGGCGCGACGAGATCGCCCGCCCGACAGGATGCGCGGTTTATCTCGTGCACCACACCACCAAGGGGTCAGAGGATAAAGCAGGCTCGGCTGACGTGATCCGTGGTGGTGGCGCGATCGTTAATTCGGCGCGACTGGCAGCGACGCTATTTGTGATGTCCAAGACCGAGGCGTCAGCCCTGTCGGTAAAGGACGACGAGCGCTTCCGCTACGTCCGCTATGACGATGCCAAATCGAACAACAGCCTGATCGGCGGGCGCAAGTGGTTCGAGAAAATTACTGTTCGCCTCCAGAACGGGCCTGCTGGCGATAGCGAGGGCGGGGACGAGGTTGGCGCCCTTATGCCGTGGTACCCGCAAGGGCTGCTGGCTTACGATCCTGAGACGATTCTGCGCTTGGTACGGGCTATTGATGATGGCGTGGTGGACGAGCATGGCGTCTGCACTGACACGCCGTTCGGGCGGGTAAATTCCGGCAGTTCCAAACGGTGGGTCGGGCATCTGATCGGCGACATGATGGGGCTGGAAGAGGACGAGGCCCGCAAGCTGATCGCTACCCTGATCGAGTGTGGTGGCATTGAGGAATACGAATTTCGGCACAGCATCCAGGGCCGGAACGCCAAGGGACTGCGGTCCAATATGGAGCGTCTGGCACCCGCTTTGGGGCTTTCCTCAATTACAAAATGAGAATTGAGATTGATTGAGGAATTGATTTCAAAAATGGCGGAAAACCGACGATCCTCAATTCCTCAATTAACGCCCCCCTAAAGGGGGGGGCGTATAATTGAGGGAGAGATTGATGATCGGGTTCGGTTTTCCGAAGCGAATTTGAGGTGGCAGTAGCGCACCTGACCCACACCCGGATCGGGGGTGAAAATAAATTAGATAACCCTGTTGACAGGTTATATAACTAGCAGCATAAGGGGCTATCAACCCACCCAGGCCAAGGAGCCTCACAATGACCAACACCACTCTCCGCACCGCCCTTTCCACCGTTCGCGGCCTAGGTGACTTCCTCACCTGCGAGTTCCCTCGCGAGCATATCCGCGCAGAGCAGGCGCTGCTGGATGCTTGCGTTGATGCGGGGATGCCCCTCGACCACGCTAACCCCATCGCGTGGGCGGAAACGCATATCCACTTCATTGACAACCCTGTCCGCATCGCGGGTCTGTGGGCTGGTTCGGGGTATGCCCGGAATTATGCGATTGGCGGATGAGCGCATAAAATAATCACCTAACCCCGTTGACAGGTTACATAACCCCGGATACAAGGGGTGCAACGAAACGGAGATGCACGATGACCATCAAGTTTACTCGCAACGGCCGGACTTACCAGGGTAAGGTGATCTTTCAAGGCCACGTATCGGCCACCAGCGGCGAGGTCTACAAGATCGTTGATGGTTACAACACGGTGTTCTGCCCGGTTGCTGACGCGCAGGTGATGGCGTGAAGGAGCACGCCATTCTTCGAGCCGCCAAAGCCCTGTTTGTCAGTTGCTCTGGCCTTAGCGTGGAGTGCTGGCCTGATTTACCACAAAAACAGAAAGATCGGTGGGTTGAGGATGCCAGTCGGTGCATCGTTGCATATGAGAAAGAATCCTAATGCCCCTCACTAACGCACAAAAGCAGGCACGCTTCGCCGCCCGCCGCAAAGCCAAGCTCGAAAGGCTGGCGGTGCTGGAGGGGGTTTATGAGCAGGCGTGCAGAGCTCTGTTAGAGCACGATGCTGGCGGCGTGACATTGGCAGGATGGCGCGGTCTTCGGGCAGCTATCGCTAACGTTGAAGCCCGCAAAGCGCTGGGAGATGTGGGGTGAGCGAAAGCTATAAGTTTACTAATGGGTGGTCGATGAAGCGCGAGGCTTGCCAGCCCGGCTTCTGGATTCTTTCGGATGAGAATGGCGAACGCAAGGATCGTGACCAGTATCGCCATGATGTGATTGAGCGCCACCGCCTCAAGGTTCTGGAGCATATCGAGCGATGACCCAGCCAATCCACCCGATGCTTTTTGCTATGGCAGACGCCATGCTTGACGCAATCCGCAAAGAACATGTTTATGTGAATTGCGTTGATGGCGACCCCGCGCATACCATCATTGATGGCGGGACATTCGACTTCACGCTGGTAGCCCGCGCCGCAGTCCAGGCGCTGATGGAGCCGGATGAGGGGATGGTGGAGGCTTGGTCTGACGCAGAGGAGCCAGAGGACCATCCTACTGAAGCACATCTCAACATTCGCCGCTACCAAGCCATGCTCCGGCCGATCGTTGAGGGAGAGGGGGAATGAGAATTCAAGCTGGCCAGATGTGGCAGCACAAGCGTCGAGGTTCGGTGTACCGCATTGAAAGCCTCGGTACGCTGCAATCCGAAAATCCTGAAATGGATAATGCAGAGGTGGTGGTGTATACAGACCTTTCCGCCACGGTTTGGGTTCGGCCAGTTGAGGAATTTCTCGACGGTCGCTTCACGCTGCTATCATGACCCCTCTCCCCTCAGGAGCAGACAAAGCCGCCACAGCCGCGTGGATGGGGTATCCGCCGGGGTTGGCGGGGATTGTGGCGATGGATGCCCGTCACGACCCGCTACACGCTGATTTGGCCGCTTGGGTAGGTATCCCTAGCTTCTCGCTTCGGATGGCGTCTGGTGAGGCTCTGAGCGGCCCTGAGAGGGTATTGGCTGGGCTGGAAGAGGATGCGGTGCTGTGCCTGCAAAGGTATTTGCAGCATGTGAGCATCTATCGCGATGGGCAGGGAGAGGGGTGATGCTCGACGTAATCGAAAAGCCGAAAACCGATTTGCGGTCCAAGTTCATTCCGGTCATTTTCGCCAATGGCGTGGATGACGATCTGCCGGGTTTTGTGGCTGCTGCTCAAAATAACGTGGTGCTATTTGACGAAGATGTTTACCAGCCTTCACAGGGTATAGTGATTTTTGGCAGGCATCTCGTTTTTGGCAAGAAGCTGTGCGTAGTTGGCGCTGAGGATGACATTCCTGAGGGTATCCGGGCCGAAAGGGATCGGTGGGAAATTGTGGTGCAGCCGAAGGGTGCGAGGCGTATCGCGATTCATTCGTGCTTCCTTGATATTCGTCATGGCTGATAGAGCCCCTCACAGCCCCGCACAGCGCGATCTTGCGGATGAGGCGGGTAAGGAGTAGATTGCAGGCATGCCCGCAGGACGCCCCACAGAGTTTACGCCAGAGATCGGTGACAAGATCCTTGACCTGATGGCTGAGGGTCTTTCGCTCGCTGCTGCGGCTGCTGAGTGCGATGTTCACCGTCAGCGTGTGTACGAGTGGGAAGCGCGTCACCCTGAATTTGCGGACACTGTAAAGCTGGCGCGGTCCAAGCGACAGGCGTTTCTTGAGCGCCGCCTAATCGCGGCCACTGAAGGGCCGGTCGTCACCAGCTCAATCTTCGCGCTGAAGAACGCCGGCCAAGGCGATTGGCGCGATAAGGTTGAGACAGAACACAGCGGCGAGGTAACGCAGAAAATCGCGACGATCGAGTTGCGCGGCGTGGAGCCTAAGTGACCACAGTAAGTCTGGACATGCCGGCAAAACTAGTGCCGGTGTTCTCAGGCGAAGCGGACGTGCGCGGATCTTGGGGCGGACGTGGCAGCGGCAAGACGCGCACTTTCGCGAAGATGACAGCAGTTCGCGCGTTGATGTGGGCAAAGGCCGGGCGCGAAGGGATCATTCTGTGCGGTCGCGTTTTCATGAATTCGCTGGCGGATTCCTCGCTAGAGGAAATCAAGGCCGCAATTCGTGAAACTGACTGGCTGTTGCCGCATTTCGATATTGGCGAGAAATACATCCGCACAATTGACGGGCGGATCAGCTATAGTTTCACCGGCCTTGATCGCAACATTGACAGTGTAAAGTCCAAAGCGCGCATCCTGTTGTGCTGGGTGGACGAAGCCGAGGGCGTAAGTGACGAGGCGTGGACAAAGCTAATTCCGACGTTGCGTGAGGAAGACTCCGAGTTGTGGATAACTTGGAATCCTGAGCGCGAAGATAGCGCAACAAACAAGCGCTTTTACAAGAATACGTCGGATCGTGTGAAGATTGCAGAGCTAAATCACAAGGACAATCCCTGGTTTCCTGACATCCTCGACCGCGTTCGCCTGCGCGACAAAGAAGAACGCCCGCACCTCTACGATCACATCTGGGAAGGCGACTTCATCCGCGTGGTGGAGGGCGCTTACTTTGCGCCTAATCTCACTAAAGCACGCGAGGAAGGCCGCATCGGCTTCGTCAGCGAAGATCCTAACCTGATCGTGCGCTTGTTCGCCGACATAGGCGGCACCGGCGCCAAGGCCGATAACTTCGTGTTCTGGGCGGCGCAGTTTGTTGGCACTGAAATCCGCTGGACGAACCATTACGAGCAGCAGGGGCAGCCTGTTTCGGCGCACCTCAACTGGATGCGGTCGCAAGGCTATACGCCAGATCGCTGCAAAATCTGGTTGCCTCACGACGGCGACACGCAGGACAAGGTGTTTGACACGTCTTACCGCAAGGCTTTGGAGGCGGCGGGCTACAACGTTGAGATCGTGCCGAACCAGGGCAAGGGTGCCGCAATGCAGCGTGTCGAAAAGGCTCGGCAACTATTCCCGCGGATGCGGTTTGACGAGAATAAATGCGCTGCGGGGCTGAAAGCTATCGGCTGGTATCATGAAAAGCGTGACACGGAGCGTGGAATTGGGTTAGGACCAAACCACGACTGGTCGTCTCACTCGGCCGATGCTTTCGGGACTGGTTGTGTGGCTTACGAAGAACCGCGCAAGGCCGTGAAGTTGGATATGGGCCGGCTGACAAGGGGTATTGTGTAACCATGGCCACCCTCCCCATCATCGCCGACGCCGAGGTCAACGCCTGGATCGACGAGCCGCAACCAGAGCCCGGCCTCAACGAGCAGGAGCTGATTGCAGCCCTTCGTCGCGAATACGACGCAGCCGAAAGCGAGTGGGAGCGCCTTAGTGACTTCCACCGGCTGGCGCAGGACTTCTATGAGGCCAAGCCGTTTGGCAACGAGGTCACGGGCCGCAGTCAGATCGTCCTGCCTGATGTGCAGGAGACGATCGACTACATGGCAACGTCGGTGTTGCGGACGTTTGTCAGTGGCGACCGTGTTGTCGAGTTCGAGGCGACCGACGAAGAGGACGAAGCTGGCGCGGATCAGGCCACCGCGGCGATCGGTTTCAACTTCATGCGCCAGCAGGACGGGTTTCGCATCCTGCATGATTGGTGTGTGTCGGGGCTGATGCAGCGCTACGGCGTCGCCAAGACGATGATGGTGACGGAAGAGCGGGTGCGGCGTGAGCGCGTGCTTGTGTCCGATCCTGTTGAGCTGGAGGCGCTTCGGGATGTTGAAATCGAGGATGTTGAAGAGGTCGATGGTGGCTATGCCATCAGCATCAAGCAGCAGATCCGCGAAAAGCGCTTCATCGACGTAGCGGTGCCCGCCAGCGAATTCCGTTTCAGCCCCAATGCGCGGCATGAGGATGATTCGGACTATCTCGCGCACTGCCCGGTCAAGACACGCTCCGATCTGGTCGACATGGGGTTCGATCGCGATCAGGTTTATGGTCTGCCGGCCTATACGCGTCTGCCCGGCGATCGTGCCGAGGATGACGATAATAGCTGGGAAAATCCCGAAAGCACGCCCGCGCTGGTCGAGGTGCAGCTTTGCGAGGAATATGCGCGCATCGACATCGACGGTGATGGCATTGCCGAGCGCGTGCGGGTGTTTCGCGTTGAAGGTGAGATCCTGCGCTGGGCGAATGGTGAACCAGCTATCGAGACGGTGGACGAGCAGCCGTTTTCGGTGTTTTGCCCGTTTCCGCGTCCGCATCGGCTGGTGGGCTATTCCTTGGCGGACAAGGTGATGGACATCCAGTTGGCGCGCAGCACGATCGCGCGTCAGTTGTTTGATGGCATGTACTCGGCAAACATGCCGCGGCCGATCGTGTCGGAGACGGGGGCGTCGGAAAATACGATTGACGATCTGCTGTCGCCGATTGCGGGTGCGCCGATTCGGGTGCGCGATGTTAATGCGGTGGCGCCGTTTACGACGGCCTTCGACGTTGGCAAGTCCCTGACGGTGCTGGAGTGGATCACCGGCGAGCGTGAGTCGCGGACGGGCATCACCCGGCTCAATCAAGGTCTCGACGCTGACGCGTTGAACAAAACCGCGACCGGCACGGCCATGATGCAGGCGCAGGGCCAGCAGCAGGAAGAGTTCATTGCGCGCAATCTGGCCGAGGCGTTCGCCCGGCTGATGGCGAAGAAGTACCGACTGTGGCGGCGTGAGGGTGAGCCGTTCAAGGCCAAGGTCGATGGCACGTACCAGATGATCGATCCGGCTTCGTGGCCTGAGGATATCAACGTGACGATCCGTGTCGGGCTGGGTACGGGGTCGAAGGACAAGCGCATTCAGGCGCGAATGGCGCTGGCGCCGATCATGGCTGAGGGCTTTGCAAACGGGCAGGTGAAGCCGGAACATCTGTTCAAGGCTGTCGACGGCTTGGTGCGTGATTTGGGGCTGGGGCAGGGCGATGACTATTGGGTCGATCCCAAGAAGGTTGATCCCACGCAGGAACAGCCCGAACAGCCTGATCCTGAGATGCTTGCCATGCAAGCCGAGCAGCAGCGCGAGCAACAGAAGCTGGAGTTTGAGCAGCAGCGGGCGGCGGCGCAGATCGAATTGGAGCGCCAGAAGGCCGCAGCCAATCTGGAGGTGCTACGCGAACGCCATGCGCTGGAAATGGAGCAGAAGCGCGAGCAGGCTGCCATCGACGCGCAGATTGCCCGTGAGCGCGCCGATGATGAAGCGGCTCTTGCCATCTACCGCACCGACAAGGAAGCGGAGGTGAAGCGATATGCGGCTGATGTCGCGGGCAAGCGAGATGATGGGGATATTGGGCGGAACCGAGATGGAGGGCGGTTGGATGCGTGATTATGGCTGGCGCGTAGAGCGCAAGGGCGACTTGGTAACGGGCTACATCTGCGACCCGCGTGGCGGTGAATTGAAGTGCGCGCAGCTTACCGAGGGGCACGGTATGAAGCCGGGCGCCGCTTATGCGTTTGTGGAAAAGAACCGGCCTTATTACGAGGCCGAAATTGAAATCTACGAGCGCGGCGAGCCTTCGTGGTTCACGTGTAAAACGCGGGATGAGCACATTGCTCTTACCGAAGCTCGAATGATCGGGGGCGTTTCGCGCGAACAGTTCATGCGTGAGCATGATGCGTGGGCGAAGGAGTGGGCTCTATGAGCGCGACTGACCACACCTGCCCACACGGCAAAGAAGGCTATTGCCTGGAATGCGTTTACAACAATGCGGGGGAAAAGTGCCTTGAAAAGCAGGAGGGGTGGCGTTGGGGCTTAGCGGTTCGAGACCCTGCTACCGGGAAGGATATGGTGACGCATGACCCTGCTTGACCGCATCCTAGCATACTTCGGCTACGTCCGCGCCGACGCGCCCCGCGAATACGAGCGCGTCAGTAACGGCGTTGATGCGATCGCACGCGGGCAGCGGTGGCAGGCGTTCTATGCCGAGGAAGAGGGCTTGGCGGATATGCTGGCCAACCTGCGCCGCGCCTATTTCGAGAAAGTCGGCAATACCAAGCCCGGCGACACGCAGACGCTGCTGGTGCTGGGGCTGGCTGATAAGATCGTACGCGAGGTCGAGCGCGAGGTGCAGACGGTGATCGAGACGGGCAAGATGCGCGCCGCTGAGAGGGATCATGCGGAGCGGGTTGCTCGGGTTGGTAGAGTTTAAGGCGCAATCCCGCGCCAGTTAAGGAGCAGTCATGACGGCCCATTCTGACCTTCAGGAAGCCGCCGACAGCCCTGTCGATGATATGGACAGCGCAGCGGCGGCGATTTCTCGTTTCTATGACGAAGCGGAAGATATTGACGATCGCGAGCAAAGCGACGATAACAACGAACAACCGGAAGCAGAAAGCCAGTCGGATGACGACGATCTTGATGTAACTGGTGAAGACGAGCAGGACGACGAACCGGAAACCCCGGCCATCGACGCTCCGGCTAGTCTTACTGCCGAGGAAAAGGCAGCATTTGCCGCTTTGGACCCAAAGTCCCAGCGGTATGTTGCCGATCTGGAAGCCCGCCGGGCAACCCAGGTCCAAACGGCCACTACGAAGGCAGCCGAGGCCCAGCGCAACGCGGAAGCAAGCGCAGCTCGCGCCGACGCACAGGCTAAGGCGGTTTACGCCCAGCAGTTGAAGGCTTTCGCGGATCATCTTGCTCCGCAGCGTCCTGATCCCATGCTGGCCCAGACCGATCCAGCCTCATACATTGCCTTGCAAGCTCAGTACGACGCCGCCCGCGCCCAGCATGACGAGTTCGTGCAGCACGTATCGGCGATGGAGCAGGAAGCAGGGACCGCGATGACGGAGGCTGAAACGGCCGAACGCGATCGGTTCCTGATGTCGCTCCCCGAGGTGCAGAACGAGGAAACCCGCAATGCTTTCTTCGAGAAAGCGATCGGCGCGGCAAAGACCCTCGGGCTGGATCTCAACGGACTGAATGCGGCCACGGGACAGGAGTGGAAAGCGCTCGCTGACGTGGCAAGCTGGAAGGAAAAAGCGGAAAAGTACGATGCCGCCCTATCCCGACAGATGCAGCGTGTACGCGAAGGCAAGAAGGCGACCACGGCGAAGCCCAATGCTGCCCAGCCTAGCAGCAGCGAGGGGCGAGGTGTCAAGGATGCCAAGCAGCGGGCACGGCAAACGGGCAGCGTCGATGACGCGGCAAGGGCGCTAAGGGCCGCTGGGTTCTAACCCTTTGTAGTGGAAACGAGACATGGCAGTACCGAGCAATACCATCCAGACGATGACCCGAGTGGGCAATCGCGAGGATCTGAGCGACATCATCAGCAACATCAGCCCGACCGAAACCCCGTTCCTGACGGCGATTGGTCGTGAGAATGCTTCGGCGGTTTACCACGAGTGGCAGACCGACGCGCTGGTTTCGGCCAACCCGCAGAACAAGGCGGTGATGGGCGATGACCTGAGCAACGAGAACCGCCCGGCTACCTCGCGTCTGGGTAACTACACCCAGATCTTCACCAAGGTTGTCGGCACCTCGACCACGCAGCAGGCCGTCAAGGCGGCTGGCCGCTCGAACGAGCATTCCTACCAGCTCGCAAAGGCTGGCAAGGAGATCAAGCGCGACCGTGAGGCGCGTTACCTCGCCAATCTGGCAGCCGTGCCGCCGGGCGCGACTGTGGCGGGTGAATCGGCCGGCGCGCAGGCGTTCATGAACGTCAACACCAGCCGCGGCGCCGGCGGCACTAATCCGGTGCTGTCGGGTACCACGCAGGGTTATCCGCAGACGGCGGCGACCAACGGGACGCAGCGTGCGTTCACCGAGGCGCTGCTGAAGTCGGCGGTGGCGCAGGCGTGGAACGCTGGTGGCGATCCGACGATGGCGATCATGTCGCTGGGTCAGAAGCAGATCGCGGCTACGTTCTCGGGTCTGGCGCAGCAGCGCCGCGACACGGGTGACAAGCGGCTGACGATCGTTGCTGGCGCTGACGTGTACGTGTCGGACGTGGGCGAGATCCAGTTCGTGCCGGATCGCTTCATCGACAACCGTTCGGTGCTTATCGTCGACCCGTCGATGTGGGCGGTGGCCACGCTGGACCCGATGCAGAAGCGTAAGCTGGCTGTGACGGGCCTTGCCGATCGCGACGCGATGTACGTCGAAGAGACGCTGGTTTGCCGCAACCCGGCGGGCTCGTCGATCATCGCTGATCTTACCTAAACCAATACGGCCCGCCCCGCGTTATAAGGGCGGGCCACTTTAGGAGTGTGTGAAATGGCACGACCGAAGAAGCACCAGGACGAGGCGGAAGCCCTCGAAACCAACACGCAGGGCAAGGATCTGCCCGAGACGAAGCAGTCGGGCGACGAAGCGCCGGGCGTTCGTGACCTCCCGCCTGCCAACCCGCTCGGTGAGCCGGTGAAGCCGGTTGAGGAGTATGCGGACATTTCGGAGGCCGGCAAGCGTGCGGCCGCGCTGGGGATCGAGACGGAGGAGACGGCGGGTGTCGATGACTACGTTGCCGGCGAAACCGTCGTGGAGCATCCGCTCTCGCCCACCGACGCCAATCCCAATCCGCACGGGCAGCGCTCGAACCCGGATGCGGATCTGGTTGTCGAGACTGACGACAAGGGCCGTGCAACGCGCGTGGCTCGCGACGAAGACAAGATGGTCGAAGTCACCGGCTCCGACGATCTGCGCACCGATGTCCACATCGGCGACGGGCGTACGCTGGGCCGTGGACAGACTATGAAGGTCGACAAGGACACGGCCAAGATCCTGCGCGACAACGGGCAGGTGCGCTGAAAATGGCTGACGAGAAGCTTCTGAGTTACGACCCGGCAACGGGGATGAAGGAATGGTTCTCGTCAGACGATGACGGGGATACGTGGCGCATCAGGTATGAGCAAGACGTGTCCCCGTTGTTGGATGCAAACAAGCGGGCGCAAAACGATGATTGGGATCGTAAGGCTGAGATGTGGCACGCCGCAAGCATCCCCAATGTGGTTCTAATGGAGTGGAGCGTGAAGCACGGCGTCAATTTCTGGGATAAAAACCACAAGGAAGGCGTAAAGCGGCTACTCAACTCCGACGAATACCGCTACCTTCGCGTGCGCAACTTCATCATTTAAGAGGCGTGTGATGGCAATCGGGTACGGCATCTTTACCAAGCTGCTTCCCACGCTTGTGGATGGTCAGCAGGTAAATCCCCAAGTCGACCAGCGCGGACGTTTGATCGTCAGCAGCGGCGATGAAAGCGTGCTGTATACCACGTCGGTTGACCTCGATACTGACGGCGGCATCGTTCCGACCTATCGCGGCGTTGCCAACACCTATGATGCCAGCGGCAACCTTGTCACGCAGACCGTGAAGAACGGCGGAACGTGGGTGCGGACGCTGACGTATACAAACGGCGAAGTAGCGTCCGATAGCGGATGGGTGAAGCAGTAATGGCCGACAGTCTGATCCAGCCGTTCCGGCGTAATCTCAACGTCAAGCCGGTCATCGGCTCGATCGGCCTTACGCCGCAGCCCGTCGCGGTGCCACCGATGACCGGGCAGGGCGTTACCAGCTTCATCGTTCGCAATCCCAACCCATTCCATATCTGGTTTGCGGGCTGGCGTGGGGCGTCGACCGACATGCCAAACATCAAGGAAAACGGGCATTACCTGCATCCCGGCGAGGCTTATCTAGGCCGCACGCAGATGCCGCAGTGGGTTGCAGCCGTCGCTGACGACGAGCCTGGATTTCCGATCTATACCGCTGACGGCAAGTGGATGTACGATGGCAAGCGCACGCGATTCGTGCTGATTTATGGATCGGGCGCGTAGATGGCGATCAAGGTCCCCGGATACCCGCTGAAGGGCAGCATGGGCGATGCAGGCGCACAGGGGCCGGCTGGCCCTATGGGTTTGCAAGGCCCGAAGGGCGACACTGGGGCTACGGGGCCAGCGGGTCCGCAGGGTGCCAAGGGCGATAAAGGAGACACCGGGGCTCAGGGGGCTGCTGGGGCGACCGGGGTCAAAGGCGACACCGGCGCGCAAGGTATTCAGGGGGTCAAGGGAGACACTGGCGCGACAGGTGCGCAAGGCCCGCAAGGCGTAAAGGGTGATACCGGGGCCACTGGAGCGTCCGGTCCTGTCGGCGCTACGGGTGCAACCGGCCCCAAAGGCGATATTGGCTTTACCGGCGCAACGGGGGCTACAGGCACCACTGGGCCGGCCGGTCCTACAGGCGCCACCGGAGCAACCGGCCCGCAGGGTCCGCAAGGAGCGCCCGGTGTGGCAGGCTCCAACGCCACAGCCACGCCACTGGCGTCGAACGCGCCGCAGCCGTTGGGAGCAACTGCGCTCATTGGGTCGTCATCGGCTGCGGCGCGGGAGGATCACGTTCATGCGCTGCCATCAGGGCGTAATGTGCTAGTTGGCACCTATTCGGTCGGCGAAGCTGGACTTGTAACACTCGCACTAGCTGTGCGGCGCTATTCTCTGACAATTTCTGGTCTCGCAACAACCGATCGCGTGTTTGCTGTGCTTAACGGCATCCCGCAAAACGGGTCGCTACAAGACGTGTACGTCAGCGCAGCAAATACGCTCAGTGTCGGCGCACTAGTGCCAACGCTCGGCATTGCTGCTACTATTTCGGTGCCAATTGCCGTATACAAGGTCGTATAATGTCCATCGCGATCCCAACCTACGCCCCCGGCTCCATCAACAGCTACTCGGACTTGGTTGCCGAGATTCGCGACATGATGGATGATGCGGATTACTCGCAGGTTGCGATCGACAGGGCGCTGCGAAAGGCGGAGGCTGAGTTCAACCGCACGCTGCGTACGCCAGAGATGGAATCCCGCGCCGTGCTGACCATCACGCAGGAGATCACACAAGCTCCCGATGACTTCCTGCAACTGCGCTACATCTTTTCCGAGGGCCTCCCTGATGCCCCGCTAAAGAGCATGTCGCCCGCAGCGATGCTGGCGACCTACGCGGGCCGTGCGGGCATTCCAGAAGCATATGCAATCGAGGCTGGCGGCATTCGCATTGGGCCGGTGGGCAATGCTGCCGTCGAAATGGTCTATTACCAGAAGATCCCGCCCCTGTCTGATGCATTGGTGTCCAACTGGCTGCTGCAAACGCATCCGGACCTGTATGTGTCGGGTGTGATGTATCATCTGGCACGCCGTGAGCGAGATCAGGCCGGCATGGCGCAAGCGGCGCAGGAAGTCGCCACGCTGACCGAAAACATCAACCGCGCCGCTCAGGACAACCGATGGGGCGCGGCTCCGCTGATCGCGACGGGGATTCGTCAGGTATCGTCCCGGGTGAGGATTTAACTGTGGCGAAGGCCCGCGTTACCTACCCCCCATACCTCCCCGACCAGCTTCCGCGCGAAAACGTGTTGACGGCGGCGGTCAATGTGCTGCCCGCAGCCAACGGCTATCGCCCCGTGCGCTCGGTAGCGGCGATCAGCGACCCGCTGTCGGCGACGTTCAAGGGTGGCGCGGCTTTCATTTCAACGGGCGGCACGGCGTTCTTGATCGCGGGCACCGCTAACGGGCTAGAGCGCTACACCGCCGGCACATGGTCGACGCTGCTGACCGCCATGTCGGTGACGGATCGCTGGCGGTTCACGCAGTTCGGTGACTTTGTGATTGCCGTGAATGGTACGGATACGAAACAGGTCGACCTTAATTCCGGCACTGCGTCTGATCTGACGGATGCGCCTTCTGGCAATGGCGTGGCGGTGGTGGGCGATTTTGTTGTCATCACGCAGTCGGGCGGTAACCGGCTGCTGGTGTCCTATTCGGCGTTCAACGACCACACCAAGTGGACGCCCGGTGTCGATCAGGCCGGTTTCCAGCCGATGCTTACTGGCGGCGAGCTGAAGGGCATTGCCGGCGGCGAATATGGCGTCATCCTCCAGCGCTTCCGGCTGGTGCGCATGGAGCGGACGGGCGACCCGAAAGCGCCGTTCAACTTTGCCGAGATCACGCCTAATTTCGGGTGCGCTTCCTCTGGCTCAATCGCGCAGGCCGGCCGCACGGTGTTCTTTCTGTCCGACCGCGGCTTTATGGCGCTGGAAGACGGGCAGTCGCTGCGGCCGATCGGCAATGAGAAGTTCGACCAGACCTTCCGCGACACGGTATCGCAGGACGATTACGAGCGCATCTGGTCGGCGGTCGATCCCAAACGTTCTATTGTCATGTGGGGCATCCCCGGCTCGTCAGGGCGTATCTGGGTCTACAATTGGGTGTTGGACCGCGCATCCACTATCGAGGTGCCTTTCTCTGGCTTGTTCACGGGCTATGAAGCCAGCCAAACGCTGGAGCAGGTGGCGGCGACATATCCCGATCTCGACGCCATGCCCTATTCGCTGGACGACCCGCGGTTTCAGGGCGGCGACCCGCGGCTGTACATTGTGACGCCTGACAACCGCGTGGGGGCGTTTTCGGGTCCAAACCTGCAAGCGACGCTGACGCAAGGGTGGTGGGCACCAGCGGAGCCGAACGTGGCGCGTATTCAGGCGCTGTGGCCGGTATCCGATGCGACCGCGGGGATTACCGTGCTGATCGATGCGCGCCAGCAGATGGGCGGGCCGCTGGGCGTACGGACAGAGAATGATATGCAGGCCAGCGGTCGTGTGCCGATCCGTAATCGCGGTAAATATCTGGCGATTTCCGTTACGCACGCGGCTGGGTCTGCCTGGTCGTTCTCGACGGGGTTTGACCTCGATTTCGATAGCGGAGGGTTGCGGTGAGCCTCCTTCCCGTCCCCGTTGATGCCAAGATCAGCGATTGGCCGCGTCGTGCGGCGAACGCCATCAACGGGCTTATCGATCTGGTGCGCAATCGTGGTGCGTATCCTTTCGAGCCGCTAGACTCAGACCCCGACGATCCCGAGCCGGGCAGAACATATTATAATACCGCCACGAACCGCGCGCGTACGTGGGACGGCGCTGTATGGCGGAACCTGTGGTGAAAACCTATCAGGACTTCCGGCCCGAGTTCGAGGCGATGCTTGATCCGGCAAAGTGGCCGATCAAGTGGCTTGACGAGCAGATCGCGCTGGGCACGGCGGTGGCTTTCTGCGCCGATGATGCCTGCATTATTGCCTCGCTGCGCCAATATCCCGGCGGCGCGATCGAAGTACATGGGCTATGTGCTTGTGGCGACTTGTCTGCTATAAAGACGTTGATTGTTCAGGCTGAGGAATGGGGTATGCAGAACGGCGCATCTATTGCCACCATTTCCAGCCGGCGGGGTTGGGTTCGTGCGTTGTCGTCTGAGGGTTATGCCGAGACGCAGGTGATGATTGAGAAGGGGTTAAGCCATGGGGCTTAGTGGCAGCAAGCAGACCAGCACGACCAAACCCGTGTACAGCTCCCAGATCGAAGGCGCGGCGAACAACGTCAACAACGCCTATGCTGCGCAGGCGGGCAAGATTTCGGGTGTGACGGATCAGCTTGCAACGCTGGTGCCTAATCTGGTGTCGCAGTATCAGAATGGCGGCGATGCCAACACCCGCGCCGCCACCGCGTACAATACCGATGTGCTTGGTGGGAAATACCTAGATGCCGGCAACCCGTACCTAGAGCAGCAGGTGGCGACAACCAACGCCAATACGCGCAACGGGCTGGCGGCATCGCTTGGTACGCGCGGCCTGACCGGCGGTTCGGCGTTCGCGGACATCATCACGCGCGGGCTGGCTGAGAATGAGTCGGGGCTGCGCTACACCGATTACAACAACGAGCGCGCTCGCATGGGGCAGGCTGCGGCGTTGGCGCCGGGGCTTTCTGCCTCCGCGCAGCTTCCCATCCAGTCGCTGCTAGAGATCGCGCAGGCGCAGCAGATGCCGATTCAGGCTGCGGCGGGGGCAGGTAGCGCGGTTGGCGGGCTGCTGGGGCAGTACGGCACGACGACGCAGAAGTCGTCGCAGAGCCTTGGCAGCTTGATCGCTCAGCTAGGCGGCATGGGGCTTTCTGCATACGGCGCGGGTCTGTTTGGCGGGGGTAGCAAGTCGTGATGGGGATGCAGCGCAAACGAGGTCTATTCGGAGCGCCGATCGCCGACAGCGTTGACGCTGAAGGCGTGCCGCAGTTCGCCAAGCCCAGCACGTTCCAGACGATTGCGGGTGTGATCGGCGACACGCTATCGACTGTTGGCGGTGGTCAGGCGACGTTCGTGCCCGGCTTGGCGATGCAGCGTCAGTTGCAGACACAAGGCTTGATGCAGGCTCGTCAGGCGCAGGCGAAGCGTGCTGCGGAATTTACCGACTTCACGCAGCGCCATGACTACGAGGTGGCGCACCCCAAGGCGCAGGCTGACGATGTGTTCACGCGCACCTTGCAGGCAGCGGGTATCGAGCCGACCAGCCCGCAGGCCATGCAGTTATATCGCCAGCGGGCAGAGACGCTTGCTAATCCTACGCCGCAGTGGGTGCCGGACGGGTTCGGCGGTGGGCGCTTTATCGACCCGCGCGCGCCCGGTGGCGCAACACCGCCGCAAGCGCCCGTCGGCAAACTAACTCCTATGCAGGGAGGTGCGACCCCCGGCGGGTCGCGTAGCTTTCCGATCCGATGAGATTCTGCCCGCGCTCATTCAGCAGGAGAGCGGTGGCCGGGTGGGCGTTTCGGGTCCGCAGACGCAGTATGGCACGGCGCAGGGCATGACACAGGTATTGCCAGCGACCGCGGCGGGTGTGGCAAAGAAGTTGGGCGTGCCATGGCGTCCTGATCTTATGTCGGGCACATCCAAAGAGGCGGCGCAATACCAGCAGGCGATTGGGCAGGGCTATCTAGAAGAGGCGCTGAACAAGACAGGCACTGTCGAAGACGCGCTGAAATATTATCATGGTGGACCTAACCGGCGTTTGTGGGGTAGGAAAACCAATGCTTATGCGGCGGATGTTCTGCGCCGGCTGGGGGTATGATGGCACAGCAGTACGCGACTGACGAAGCTGGCAACGTTTGGGACGTGTCTGGTCCGACGCCGGTGTTTGTTTCGGCTGCGGCCGGCGCACCTACTGCTGTTGCTCCTAATCAATTGAAAGTTCAGGCCGCACAGCAGGATCTGAGTAACGATCGCATTCAGGGTGCGCGGACTGCGCAGCAAATTGCGCTGGAAGCGGCCAAGGTTCCTTACAGCGATCAGGTTGCAGCGGCCGAAGCCCGTAAAGCCACCGCTGACGCCGCCAAGGCAGAGCGCGAGCTGGCAACCGCGCCCGCCATGAGCAAGGATCAGGCCGACCAAAAGGGGCGCATGACGCGCTTGATTTCGCTGGCCAAGCAGATCAACCGCGTCCAAGAGCTTTACAGCGCTGGCCCCGGCAAGACCAAGGGGTTGGCTGGGCTGGCTGATTATTTGCCTACGGATGCAAACGAACGGCTTGATACGGCGGGGGCTTCTCTGTCTGAGCAGGGCCTTGGCGCTTTTCGCGTGCCAGGAACCGGCGAAGTTTCAAACCGCGACGCTATCATGTTTGAGAAGGCTAACTTGCCTTCTTCGGGCGCGCGTGACGTGCGGGTTGAAGAGCAGTTGCGCGGGCTTCGGGCGCGCGTTGACGAAGAGTTTAAGGCTCTTGGTGCCGCTCCTTTCCGGTGGGAGGGCGCAGCAAGTGCCTCCCCCGCCGATCAGCACCGCCAGAACGACCCGCGCATGGCCACGATCGGCAACGCCGGCCCGCCCTCTGGTGGCAACCCGCAGGGGCCGCGTGGCTATGACGTGGGCGGCATTGCCGGCGGCGTAGGCGCACCCCGCCCCGGTGGTGGTGGTTTCTCGAATGCGGCCGGGCTGGAGATGGCGCAGCGGCTGTCCAAGGCGTACACCGCTGGGGCGGACGTGTCGGCGCTGAACAAGATCCTGCGCGAGAATGGCTATCAGGAGTTCACCGATCCGCAGAGCATTGCGGCGATCCAGAAGCGTGGCCCGCTTAACTTCGCGCCGCCACAGGTGGATGATTCGCGTTCGGGGCTGGGACGCGCGATCGGTGACAACCTCAACACTAGCGTTGGGGCATATGGCGTCGCTGCGGCTGACGCTCTGACCGCTGGCAACCTTGACACGCTGGGCGGCGGGCAGACCAAGCTGGCGCAGCAGTATCTGGAAAAGAATAACCCAACCGCATCGCTACTAGGCACGGTGACGGGTGGCGCGCTTGCCGCTGGTGGGGCAGAGCTGGGGCTGGCGCGCGCCGGGCTGTCGGCTGGCCGGGCTGCGCTGGCTGGTGACGCGCTCTATGGCGGGGCTTACGGTGCTGGTTCGGCCGATGGAGGCAACCGGCTGCTTGGGGCCTTGGCGGGCGCTACTGGCGGCGCTGTGGGCGGCATTGCAGGGCGTGGCGTGGCTTCGGGTGTGGGGCGTGTTGCGCGCGGCGTGCAGAACGCTGACGTGGCCGCGCTTCGTCAGGCTGGCATTCCGACGACTGTGGGGCAGACGCTGGGGGGTACTGCCAAGGGCGTTGAGGATCGTCTAGCCGGCCTTCCGCTGGTTGGCGACATGGTGAATGCACGTCGGCTGGAAGGAATGCAGGCGTTCAACCGCACTGCATTTAACGAGGGGCTGGCACCGATTAACGCCAACACTGGCGGCGCGATTGGTGAGCAAGGTGTCGACGCCGCCCTTGACGCGACTAAGGGTGGGTATCGCCAAGCGCTCGACAATGTGAGCGTCACGCGCGAACCGCAGTTTACTGGCGAATACAATGCTGCGGTCGCGCAAGGAACGCAGGTACCGCGCGTCGGCCCTGAATTTGAGGCATGGGCGCAGGCGAACCTGGACCCGCTTGTTGCCAGCCCGCAAATTGGCGGCGCGCAGATTCAGGACTTCTTGCAGCAGACGCGCGGCGCTGATTTCGGTAATGACGCGATGGGCAGCCTTGTTGGGCGCTCGGTGTCGGGAGCAGAAGATGCCATGCGCGGGCTCGTCCAGCGCCAGTCGCCAGGAACAATCCCGGCGCTTGCCAAGGCCGATCAGGCGTATCGTCAGGTGCAGGTGTTGCGTGACGCCGTGAACCGCGCCCGCAATGGCACGCGCACTGGCGAAACCGGCATCTTTGCCCCTTCGCAGCTTGCCGATGCAGCAGCGGCGAACGCCAAGAAGTTCGGCAACAGTCAAGGCACTACGCGTCAGCCGTTCTTTGACCTGACGCGTGCCGCGCAGTCGGTACTGCCTAATTCGGTTCCTGACAGCGGGACGGCTGGCCGGGCTGTGGTTGCCGGCGGGCTGGGACTTGCCGGTTTGGGCGGAGGCGCAGGCTATGCAGCGGGCGACACTGGCACTGGCGCTGGGACGGGCTTGGCGCTTGCTGCGCTACTTGCGGCTGGCGGGACCAAGACGGGGCAAAAAGCACTGGTAAAGGCGCTAGCGGACCGTCCAGACGCCCTTGTGCAGTTCGGCAACAAGGTCATTCGGGGATCGAAGTACGGCGGCATCTTCGGTGCTCCGCTCGTCGCTCCGATCGCAACCGGCATTGTGGCGCAATAAGCGGTGTTCGCGCCACTCCGAAAAGCCGACGACAATCAGGCCTTTCAGGAAAATACCAAGTATCACGCCGAGCATAACTGCACTATAGACGAAACAAGGAGCCAACACCATGCCTAGTGCAGCAGAGTTTTCGACAACGCCTGACGCCAATACGACCATTGGCGGGACGAATGTTGCCGAGGGTTGCTCGCCGGCCGGTATCAACAATGTAATTCGTTACCTTGCCGCTGTCGCACGCGACACGCTGGATAAGATCCCCGCGGTTGGCTCGTTTATGCCGCTGGCAGGCGGATCGTTTACCGGCAACGTCACTCGGCAAGGTCGCGGCGCTTTCATTCATCACGCGAACGCCGCACAGACTGATGGCCAGATCTTCTTCCTGCCCGATGGTACGGCACGCCCCACGCCTGCTGAGGGCGTTGTGGTGTTTTACTACTGATGGGCATCCAAGCCTTCATCTCTGGCATGTGGCGCACGCCCAAGCGGGGTGAAGCGTACATCAATGGCGCATGGCGTCGCCTGATCCGAGGTGAGGCTTATATCGGCGGGCAATGGCGCGCCATTGCTTCATTCGTTGGGCCGCTGTCGGTGTCTTCCAACAACGCTGTAGGCACGGTTTTTTCCAATCGCGCACAGCGGGTCAACTCACAGACCGTCACGGCGATGCCGTCTGGCGGCTTGGGGCCGTATTCGTACGTCTGGACGATCCTATCCGGCTCAGCTCAGGTATCGGCCCCCACAAACGCCAGCACGTTGTTTTTCGCGACCGTCAACCCGTCCGACGTGGTGCAAGGCACTGCTAGAGTTACGGTCACGGATGCGCTAGGGTCGACTGCGCAGGCGACTATTTCGATCACGCTCAGTAATGAAAGTCTGGGGTAATGCACCATTATTTCGAGGCTATCACGAACACCGCCGGGCAGAGCCTGATCGGATATTTCGCGCGCGTCATTAATCCCGCAACGCAGGCCGTTGTCACGCTGGCATCTGACAATAATGGCACGCCGATCTCGGTTGTGTCCGGTGTCGCCAACATGGCGAAGACCGACGATTTCGGCAACGTGTCATTGTACGTTGAGGCTGGCACGTACAACCTGGAAATATTCGGTCCTGACGCCACCAGTTTTCTTTTCCGAGTGCCGAACGTGGCGATGTCTTCGTCTCAAGGCCCGGAGGGACCGGAAGGCCCGCCAGGACCTCAGGGGGAGGGGCTGGATGCAGTCAAAGCCCCTACGGGATCGGGGCTGGTCGGCTTCGTAGCGGCGGGCACCGGCTCTATCACCCGAGACGCGCTGAACAAGATGCGTGAGAGCGTGTCTGTGCTGGACAAGGGCGCGAAGGGTGACGGCACGGCCAACGACACCGCAGCGATTGTTGCGGCCGACGCCACCGCTAAGCTGTTCGGCAAAGACCTGTTTCTGCCCGCCGGCACGTACATGATTGACGCGGAAACGCGCGCGACGACCAACTGGCGCGGCGAAGCTGGCACGGTCATTAAGTATCGCGGTGCGGCGCCTTCGTTCACGCGCTTAGTGTATTCGTCTGGTGTGGATGGCATCACGTTCGACGGCATCACCTTTGACGGCAACGTCTCGGCTGACCCCGGCGCATGGACCAACGCCAACTACGACAGCTTCACCGGCGCGTCCGGCCTGTCGGTGGAGGGCTGCAAGCGTCCGCGCGTCATTCGGTGCCGCTTCGTCAATACCCGCCAGCACGGTCTGCGGGTGGCGGGTTGCACTGGACCGGTCGTGCAGGGTTGCACCACGCAGCGGTCCCGCGGCGCGTTTGGTGACGGCTTCTATCTGGTATCCAATATCGGCCTGTCGATTGCACAGTGCTGGGCCGATGATTACACCCGTATCGGCTTTGTGGTGGACAGCTTCGGCGACACGCTGCTGACCAACCACAAGATTTCGCTGACCAGCCTGCTTGCAACTAACGGCCACGACGCTTCGATCATGTACGGCGGTGGCGAGTTCAATGCGGGCGTCTGGTGCGAGCATACCGGCGATGTAGAGGCTAGTGGCATTTTCGCTTCATCCAACACGCACCGCGGCATCAACATCTGCACCGGGTCCAAAACGAACGGCTTTCCCGGTACGCACGCGATGGTGACGCTAAGCAACTGCCAGACGGTCGGCGGTTCGTGGGGTATCTACGTTTACTCGCTCGGCACGCTGCCTGTTGTGATGTCGGCGAAAGGCTGCACCGCTAAGGGCGCGCGCGTGGCGTTCGAGGCAGACGCGGCACACGCCAACGACAGTTACACCTGGAGTGAATGCCACGCAGATTACGATGCCAGCAACGGCACCGGGCGCGGCTTTGCTACCGAAGTCGTCGGGACGCTTGCGACGCGGCCTAACTTCGCAGTGGTCAATTGCACCATTTCGCGCTTTGCTGAGACGCTGTCCAACCTGACGGACAATGGCGATGTGGCGGCAACGTCAGACGTTGGCAGCTACGGTGCGCCCGGCTCACTGCCTGCGTCGCCGCTGCGGCTGGTGGTCGACAACCTGCGCCACGTTGATGACAAGTCGGTTTACGTTCGCTGGTTCGGCGAGCTGGCGCATGACGTGACAATCTCGGGCTGCGACCTGAACGTGCGTCGTGGCGGGTCTGCTGGTGGCAGGGTCGACATTCGCAACAATGTCGTGCGGTCGCTGATGATCCAGTACGGCGATTCCCGCCGTATCGAGATCGCCGACAACACGATCTTGGGCGCGATCACGGCACAGGCAGCGCGTCACACCTTCTGCGACAACGAGGTGACGTACACCGACGACAGCAAGGTGTTTCTGCTGTGCAATGCCTCGGGCAAGAAGCCAGCGGTCAACGTGCGTGGAAATAGCTTCTCAAAGCCCATCAACGCATCCGGCCCCGTATTGCGCCTTGGCTTCGGCACCGTAACATTTGCATCAATCATTCAGTCTAATGACTGGTATAATGACGGTGCAGCCAGCACGGCTAATCCGTTTATCGAGCGCGCGGCCAATACCACCGCTTATTTCGAGAGCAATTTGGCTGATACGACGGTAACGAATGTGATAGACACCGACGATCGCACCGGGCCCGAGCCTACGCCTACTGGCGTGCGGCGCGTGGCGATGCACTGATGCGACGGCCGGCGCTATCCGGCCATGGTAGGGGGAAAGAAATGCAGGACGTTCCTGTCGAATGCTCGATTGATGCGACCGAGGTGGAGCAGATGGCGTGCAAGCCGAGTGAGCCGGTGAAGAAGCCGGGTGGCGTGTCCACGCAGTCGGGGGGCGGTGGCACGACCAATCCGCCGCAGCCGGGCGACAAGCCGAATCCGAAGTGATGAAACTCGCCACCTTTGCCGTTCTGCACGTACTTGCGATTGCCGTAGCAGCTTGCTCGCGGCATGATAGGCCGTGCGCGGTAAAGGTGGCGGGAATCTTGTCGGTCAACTGGCTGCTGTTTTCGCTGCCATGGTTCTACGCTCCGGCGTCCTATGCTTTTCTGGTTGGCGTGCCCGCCCGACAGGAAGATGGTTGGGCGTTATTTGACCTCTTTTCCATGATGGCGGTGATTGTCGTTTGCTGGCGTGTTTGGTGGGCGCCGGTGATTTGGTCGATCTACCTTGTCATGCTATCCATGCACGCGGTGGCATGGGCCAACGGATTGGAATATTTGGATTATGCTGCGGTTCTAGATGCGGGCGTTGCAGTGCAGCTGGCCGTCATCTTTATGGTTGGGGGTCCGGGTTGTGCAGATCGCTTGCTTGCTGGTTGGAGTCGTATTCGTAGCGTGGGCCTGTTGGCCCGCAAAGGACGCGAGGCGTCGTGATTGAGCGCGACCAGTCGACAGCGCTATATGTAGCTATGGCCGCGCTTGCCGGGTCGATCACTGCGCTATCACTGATGGCATGGCGCACGATGACGTGGCGCGAGATCATCATGACGATCATTGTGGGGTGCAGTTTCGCTTTCTTTGTGGTTCCCTATGCGGTCGAAACATGGATTGGCGTCGACATCAGCAAAATGCGCGCAATCTGCTTTTTCACCTATCTAGGCGCCACTGGTGCCAACGCTTTCGTGCCGATCATCATTCGACGCTCAACCAAGGGCATCAACAAGCTGCTTGATCGCCTGTTCGGACCGGAGGAGGCAGCATGATTATTGAAATCGCCAACTCCGTGGGGCGTTTGGCGCTGACTTGCTCGTCTATCTTTCTTGTGACGCATCTCAGGCACATGCTCAATTTCGCCGAACGGCTGGGGCTGGGATTGGTCGGCGCGGGAAGCTTCCTCACGATCGCAGTAATTTGGGAGCGCCAGAACAGTCCATTTGACGGATGGGCTGTTACGCTACTGACATACGGCGCGCTGATGTTTTTTTGCGGTTTTGGGTGGCGCAAACTGCGTCACGATCGCGCTAACCATGATGCCGTGCAGACAGCGCGTCGGTATCTGGAGGCTAGGGGTAAGCTATGACAACTCTCGCCGACATCCAGCGCCGTGTCGGCGTAACCGCAGATGGTAAGTGGGGGCCAAACACCGCTGCCGCGATTTGGAAGGCGCTGGGACCAACGCCTGCCACCAAGTTGACGAACCCTTCGCGGTTTTTTGACATCGTGCGGGCCAAATTGTTTCAGGGCGAGATCAACCAGCCGCAGGTAAACGGCATCAACATGAAGCTGGATGCCATGGGTGCTGCTAGCTGGCCGATCGCTTACGCCGCTTACGGATTGGCGACATCGTACTGGGAAACCGCGCGAGCCATGCAGCCAGTGCGCGAAAGCGGCTACCTCGGCGAGCCAGCGGGTGAGCGGCACCGCAAAACCTTGCGCTATTACCCGTGGTACGGACGTGGCGACGTGCAGACGACTTGGGAGCAGAATTACCGCCGCGCCGATGCCGAACTTGGCCTTGGAGGATCGCTGATCGCCAATCCTGACCGGATGCTTGAGCCGAAAATTAGCGCTGACACGATGGTGTTAGGCATGGCCGAAGGGTGGTTTACCGGCAAGTCGCTGTCCGACTACCTGCCATCGGCAGGGTTGGCAACGCGACCAGAGTTCCGCGAGGCGCGCCGTATCATCAACGGCACCGACAAGGCTGACGAGGTGGCGGGGTTCGCCATCATATTCCAGTCAGCACTTGTTGAAGGGGGTTGGTCATGAAACCTTGGGATTGGCCTGATGCGCGCGGTTGGATCGGAATCGGTGTATTCCTGCTGACCGTCATGGTTTTCGTAATGACAGCCGCCATTCCGGCGCTGCGTGACAACGAGTATTTCAAGACGCTCGGAACACTAGTCGTTGGCGCATTCATTAAGGATGTGGTATCCTGGGCTTACGCGGCTACCAAAGGCGGCGGTGAACTTGCTGAACGCAATGCGGATATTGTGAAGAAGCAGGCTGACAACAGCCCGCCGATCAAGGAGCCTGAAGAATGAATCTCGGCAAGCTACTGCGCGGAGCAGTCAAGATCGTCAAGGATAACCCTGAGCTGGCGCTGGGCGTCGCCGGGGTTATCGCGCCGAAGGTGGTGAAGAAGGTTGCGCCCGTTCTGGTGACGGTGCTGGCAAGCAAGGGGGAAACCGAATGAGCGATATTACCGACACGCTGAGTGCGATGGGCGCCTATCAGGCGGCATCGGCTTCGGACAAGACTGCGCTGGACAACATCATGTTTTCGCGTGGGGGGCGGCAGCGGAATGGGAATGGTCCGGTTGGTCCGGTCGACATCACGCCGCCAAGCGGCTTCGGTTGGGACTTCACCGCCAACCCTCTGACGGTGACGAAGCAGACCAGCGGCACCTTCACGACCGCGCTCGATCCCAAGTCGAAGGTCAATTCCGCCATTTTCAGCGGGCCGGAATATTACGTGGTTCTTGGCAATGCCAACACTGGCGACGGCCTGACGGAAGCGACTGCGGTCGGCTCGATCGCGGTTGCTCTGAACAAGCTGAACACCAACGCCAGCGCCACGGGCGGGCGCATCCGCATCAAGGGCGGGGTTGGCAACAACCTGTACGACCTGATGAACGGCGTAAGCGATAGCGGCGCTGCCAATGGGCTTGCGGGCATCCGGCCCACCAAGCACACCGGATTTATTGGCTACGGTTCTGCTCGCCCGGTTACAGGCCCTGTGCGTCTGGCGCTTACCTATACCTCGCAAGGCGATGGCTCGTATACCGCCTCGCGCAACAATGTCGCCCGTGTGCTGGATCTTCTCAACACGAATGCGGCCGGCGATTTCCTCGACATCGTTGAGCGCGCGGATGAAGCGACGGTGGTTTCGTCCAACGGCTTCTTCGTGACTTCCGGGACCGATACCAATCCGAACCGCTTGCGTATCAAGCGGCCTGATGGCGCGGCTGTCACTGACGCGAATACCCAAGTCATCCTGCTTACCGACGCCATGAACATCGGCGGCAACAACGTCGACATCTATGTCGAAAACATGGAGCTGCGTGGCGGCATCACCGGCGGCTTCAATGCCAACACCGGCGGCACTCGCAACATGGTTCTGGTCGACGTTTCGTCCAAGTATTCTGGCAAGCAGGGCGTTGGTGGTAACGCTTTTGCTTTCTCGACCATCACCGGCTTTGTCGGACTGTGGCGCTGCGAAGGCGTGCGGTCGGCGCAGGATGCTATCTCCACGACCGGCACCTTCTCGATCCTCACCGTCGACTGCAAGGGTCGCGACTGTGGCATGGCCGGCTCTACGTCGAACAACGGCTTGACCCAGCACATCAGCATGATCGGTATTGACCTCAACGGTGAGTATTTCCGCAATTCGGGGGGCAACCTGCGCAACATCGGCGACACGCAGGTCTGGGCACTGGGCACCTACGCTCACGACGATCGCGGCGACAAGATCTTCGGTGGGCCACTCGATCCGTGCGATTTCAACCTCGGCGGCAACGCGAAGGGTTGGTTCCATGACATCCGCGCAGCAGGCTCGACCATCTCGCTTGCCACCGACGCCAGCACGGTCACCAATCTGCGCAATGCGACGCTTCCGAACCAGAAGCTGACCAACGGCACCGTTAACAACTACTGATAAGGGAGGACAACAGATGCGCACCCTCGCCGTCCTCCCCAACTGGCAGGAGAGCCCCGCGGATAACTTCGCGGCGGCTTTCCCGTCGACCGGCATGGTTGGTATCAACCTCGACCAGCGCAGTCCGGCACAGCTACGTGACTGCATCATCCCGTGGCAGGGCGCGCCGGTTAACACGCTGGCGTGGGCGGCGCAGATCGGGCGGGACATCTACGCCAAGGGCCGCGACGTTCTGTGGACGGTGCCCTTCCCCGGCGCGAAGCAGATGGAGGCGGTGAACCGCGGCGACTTCGACGACCTTTACATCGGCATCGCGTATCAGATGAAGGCAGCCGCCGATGCCGGTCGCTGGAAGGGCGATATCTGGATGCGCCTATTCCACGAGTTCAACCTCTGGGACAACACGGAAAACCGGGCGCTGGATGCCGCGGGCAAGCCATCCGCTGACCTCTACAAGCGCTGTTTTCGCCGGATCGCCGGGCTGATGCGCAACGCAATTGCCTTCACCGGCCGCAGGCTGAAGGTTGCCTTCTCGCCCAGCATTGAGCGCAACGTCGTGGTCGATTGGGAAGCCGCTTATCCCGGCGGCACCTGCGTGGATGCGATCACGCCCGACCTCTACATGTGCCTCAACTTCGGCCACACGCCGGGCGTCTACGTGAACGGCTGGTTCCGTGAACCGCTGCTCCGGATGCGCACCTTTGCCGAGAGCAAGAACATGCCGTTCGGCTTTGGCGAGATCGGCGTCGATGATGACAGCATGGCCGCTGACCTCGACATGGCACTGACAGATGGACAGTCCTGCAAGACGGGTTGGGCGTTCATGCAATGGTGGAATGATTTTCAGGTCACCGATTGCCGTGTCACCGATGGCCGCAATCCAGCGGTGGCGGCTGTTTTGAGGAAGTACTTCCTATGAGCAAGGCCCTAGTCTCGGCGTTAACCAGCGCCGCGCTGATCTCTGCTCCGGTGATGGCGCAAGGTGGGGCCAAGCCAACGCCTGCGCTCACTTTGACCAACCTCAAAGGTCCGATCTCCGACGCCAGCGGCAAAGCGCCCGCCACGTCCATCCCAAACCTGTGGGATCAGATTCTTGGATTGCCAAAGTTCAAGCCGCCTGTCGTCATCGACCCGATCATCCTTGACCCGATCGACCCGAAACAGATCACCCCGATTGCAGAAAACTTCGATCCGCAGGCAGAGGGGCTGCTGTACAAGGGCGGCGTTGCGCAAAAAGGCTACAAGCAGGGCGCATTCCGATTTACGTGCTGGCCGACCGACGATTACAATTACGACGACTCAATTATTGCACCCGGCAAAATCGGCGGCTCAATGCACGGGCATGAGAATTTCGGCAACACGCTCGGGAACGGCAAGTCGAATTACCTGAGCCTGCGCACCACCGGCGAGAGCACCTGCCACAACAAGATCAACCGCAGCCACTATTGGATGCCGTGGATGCAGAATGCCAAGGGCGAGATCGTTCGATCAAAGCTGATGACGCTTTACTATAAGCGGTGGGCCAAGTCCGATCCCGACTGCTTGCGTAAGGCAAGGAACGGCTGCGTTGACCTGTCCAATGGTTTCCGCGCAATCAGCGGTTACGATCCAGCGCGCTTGGGCCAGAAGCAGCCAGAGAATGACAACCACGCATGGCGCTGCAACGCCAACCTCGGCAACGATCAAATCAGCGAATATCGCGACACGATCGACGCGGCTGTCGCTGATTGCAAGGTCGACAAGTACGGCAAGGTCGAAGTCATTGGCTCCGTCGCGTTTGGCGATTGTTGGAACGGCAAGCTAGATAGCCAGGATCACCGCAGCCATCTGGCTCGGTCGAGCTACGGCTCATGGGGCTATGAGAAGTGCCCGGCTGGTTATGATTATGTCATTCCCGCACTGACCGAGCAGGTTACGTTCGAGATCCTGAAGGGCGATGGTCCGCTGCGGCTGTCATGCGACGTAATGGGTGACAAGTCGGTTGCCGGCGGCGTCTGCCTTCACGCTGACTACCGCGAAGCGTGGAGCCCTTGGGCTTTGCAGCGCATCCATGACGTTTGCATCAACCAGATCCTTGATTGCTCCTTCGGGTCATTCGGCGACGGCGAGTACCTGCTTCAGCAGCCGAACAAGAGCAAGCTGCCTCGCATCATCCCGGCCCCCACCCGCCCCGCCACATAGGCGGGAGGGGTAAGAGAGGGGGTCATGCGGGGACGGTCCACAACGCCGCACGCGCGCGTTCGTACTTCTCGATCCGCTTGGCATCCGCCGCTGTTGGTTCACGGCCAAGGCGACGCACGTCCATATTGTCCGTGATGTCGGCCAGCTTCACGACGCGCGAGATCGGGTTGGCTGCGCAGCGGGCGATAAAAGCGTCGTAGTCCTCGTCTTCTCGCCGGCTAAGCGCGTCGACAGCATAAGCGATTGTTGGGCCAAACTTACTGGCAATGTCGCTCATGACAAAGCCACTGTCCTCGACCACATCATGTAGAACGGCGGCAATGCGCTGCTCCTCCGTCTGGCACGCCAACATGACCCGGAGCGGATGCAGGATGTACGGCTGCCCGCCCTTATCGACCTGCCCTCGGTGCGCCTGTGTGGCCAGCGCAATTGCGTCGGACAGATCGCCCAAGCGCACGATCTCCGCAGCGTCAGCGGGCATGGTCGGTGGCCTCCTGCTCATCGGTGGAGAAACTGTGCTCGACGTGGGTCGAGATCGTAAACTCGACTTCGCATAGCGAGCACTCGACTTCGTGTTCCCCTTCTTCGTAAAGGTGATACCAGTCGTTATCGGCCACGTTGCAGACGTGCCCGCAATGAGGGCACTTCGGCTGCTTCTCGTACCGGAAGTCCCAAGCGTTGCTATTGCTCAGCGCCGCGCAGTGCTCCGTCTCAGCGGTCATGGTCTGCTCCTTGCGAGATGAGGTGGGCCGGTAGGTCAGGCATGGGCTGCCAGTGCGTCGGCGCGTCACCGGCTGTTTCAACCCACTGCGACCGCTCGTTCGTGCCGGAATAATACCAGCGCTTCATTTCGCCGTAGTAGCGACCAAAGCGGATCCAGCGCTTCTCTGCGTGGCAGCACAGAACGTGTTGCGACCGTGTCCATACGTCATGCGTGGCAGTTTTGATCGGCCTCCACTCACCCATGACGATCCGTCTCCTTATTGCCGAGGGCGGTGGCGTTGCGGATGTGCTCGACACAATCAGCCCAGCCGTCGATGTAGCCTTCGGGTATGCTGGCGACGGCGAACGACATACGCCTTGCTTCTGCCAGCGCCTCCTCCAGCACCTTAACCCGCTCCCGCGCATCTTGTGTGGGGGTGGCCGCAAGGCGCGCGGCTACGGCAGTCATGAACTGCGAAAACTCAGGGTCGAGTTGCTCGCGGGCTTGCGAGAGGCACTGCGCCGCGAGGTCGACGCTCGCCCATGCAAGGAAGCGACCGCCTTCATGCAGCGCCGGCGTCACTCGCTCCAGTCGTCCACCGTTCTCGGCGTGAAGTTGCTCCAGAAGCATCTGCTCTCGCGTTTGCAGCTTATCCACCATGCTTCTCCCCGTTGCCCGCGCCGTGCTGGTGCGGATCGGTAGCGAGGGCGCGGATGCGATCAGCAATTTCGCTCCCGGTCGCCGACGTAGGATCGTCGCATCGCTCTAGTGCGGCGCTTCCCTCAAAGGCTTCCGCCACCTGCGCGCACCGCTCGACTGTAGCCGCGTCCAGCCCCTGCGAGGGGGTGGCGCGCCGGTTCCATGCGGCAATAGCGCGCTCCTTTGATCCGAACGCTTCGGTCCCCGCTTTGCAGCCGATCGCCGAGCAGTGGACCCAGAACTCGGGGGCTGCGAAGCCGGTCAGCTCGCCTTGTCCCCCGCAGAACGGGCACGGCTTCAATTCCCCGCTCACTTCGCCTCTCCCTTCTCGACCGCACCTGTGGGGGCGTTCAGGGCAGCGAGGGCTCGCTTGAACCGTGCTTCCTTCGCCTCGATTTCTTCAACAACCCAACGGCTCGCGCGGGTGACGTGCATGGCGTGATCGGCTTCTTTACCGACTGCCTTGATTGCGTAGTCGAGCGCTTCGATTACCACCCCCTGCTGCTCTGCTTGCTTGGGTGCGGCGGCGAGCATGGCGGCATACCGTCGCGGGTTGAGGTGCGCCTCGGTCGGGTGGTCCTCTGGTTCCTCGGCATCGGCCCACGCCTCTATCATCGCCTCGGTCGGTTTCACCGGCACCGCCACCATGCCCGCCGGGATAGTCGGCGTCGGGGTGTGTTCGGGTGCGCGGAGAGGATGGTCAGGCATACCCGCGCCGATCTCGCCGCCCGTTTCCGCTTCGTGTTCAGCCATGCGAAGGCACCAGTCCTTCGTGATGCGGCCCACCCCATCCTGCGCCGTCGCACCGGGGGCGGGGACGCGCTGTTCGAAGGCTAAGCGGGTTGTGTCGGGCTTGGTCGCGCAAGTCGTGTAATGATACGGCGCGGCATATTTGCATTCGGGGCAGACGAACCCCTCCCCCTGCGCCTGCGATGCGTCCTGATCGCTAGGTGCGGGGGTGGCGGATAGGGCTGCGATACGATGGCGGGCGAAGGCTTCCTGCATTTCTCGGGCCCGCTCCTTGCCGCTTTGCTCGTCAACCAGCGGGCCGCGCGCGAGCATCGCAGCCCACAAATCATGGGCAGCCTCACGATCTTCCTGCGTAATCTGCTCAGACGCGAGCGGGGTTGCGTCGGTCATGCTCGCTCTCCTTGGGCTAGTTCGCGGCCGCGCTTGATGCCCTCCAGCGCTGCCATTTCGAGATCGTGAAGATCGAAGGAGGATGCGTCCTCAGCCACCCGCGCAGCTACATCCCGCGCGGCTTCTTCGTCAGGATCAACCGGCGTCGGAAGATCGCGCACAATGCCTTGCGCCTGCACGACCGCATCAGTGGTTCCGATGCCCTCTTCGTTTACAGCGTGAAGATAGAAACCCTTCGCCATCCGCCGCACCAGCGCTTCCATCCGATCCCATAGTGCAGGGTCGCGTTCGAGGGTGATGGGCTGGCGATAGTGCGGGTGATCGGCGGGGAGGCGGATGTGAACAGGGCAACCCTTGCCATCATTAGCAGTTTCCGACCACGACCAAGCCGTCACATCATTGGTCATGTCCAGCCATTGACCCGGCCTATTTTCAAACATGCCGGGCGTTCCTGGTGCTAGCCACTCAGGCCGCTTTCCACTCACACAAATTTCCGGGCCCCAGACGATGCTTGCGCCATCGCGCGCATTTACGTTATTGCTGCTGTCAGGCATTGCGACCTCCATCGCTGTGTCGGGGCTGGTTCGTTGGAAGCGGGCCAGCCCTATCTGTTTGTGGGTTTATCACGACGGCCAGTAGGCGACAAGCGCGATCGTCAGCGCAATCACGATGCAGCTGACGATGACACGCTCGGTCCACGACACCGGATACGCATCCTCATCGCAGGGTAGGATCGGACCGCTGTTGCCGTAGTCGTGGGTGCTGCGGCTGTGCTGGATCGGCTTAGTGAAATAATCGCGGTTCATGCCCGTTTCTCCTTTGCCCACCGCCGCTCCTGCTCTTCCCGCACCCGCGCATCATGCGGCGCCATCGCGGCGTTGAAGATGGCGAGGCGGCGGGCGCGTTCTTCTTCGAAGGGCTTCGGATTGCGCCAGTAGCTTTCGATGATATCGAAGTTGTCGGTCATGCCTCTTTCTTTCCAAAAAGAAGATAAACTGCCCACCACGTCCAAGCCAGGAATATGATCCAAGCCACATACCTGCACGCTTCCCAGAATTGATCTGGATAGCGGGCATGTGCCCAGTCCAATGCCAAGAATGTGGCGATGGCTAGGAGCCATGCGATCGTGGCCCTGACCGCGCGGCTCATGCCATCTTCCTTTCCATCTTATCCAGCACCGCCGCCAAATCCTTCGCCGTACAGGCGAAGAACGGCGGCACGTTGACGGGCGCCAAATCATACTTCCGCACGATCGCGGCGAGGCGGGTTTCGCGCTCGGTGATGGCGGTGAGGATGTCGGCGTGGGTCATTTGCCCAGCCCCGTCGCATCCATACGCTTCAACAACGCGCGCGCAGCAGCCTTCAAGCCGGGCGGGCATTGATCGGGTCCATCTTTAGAAACATAATATTCCGCGCGATCCCGAAGGTTTGCAAGTTGCTCGTGGGTGGGATTGATCAGAAGCTGGGGCTCGCGATCGTAAAACCCGATATCAACATCGCATTCGATGCAATCTTCGATAAACCGCGGGGGCAGCTTGTAATAATAACCCTTGGCATATTCGCGCTCTAACATCTCACATCTCCTTCCAGCTTGCCGCTGGGTGTGAGGGTGTATGTGCGGCAGAAAAAGACTTACGTCAACCCCCTTGACGGGGCCTGTCTACCTTTTTAGGTATGGCGCATGGACAACAAGCACCCCCATGCCCCTGCAATCGAGCGGATTGGGCGAGCCGCCATCATGGCACATTTTAACATCAAGAAACACGCGGTCGCAAAATGGACCGTTCGGGGCGTCCCGAACATCCACGCCAATTCCCTGCGTATGCTCGCGATGATCCGCGGCGTGCAGGTTCCAGAGCTAAACCAAGGAGAGAGCGCATGACAATCAAGGTAGACGATTACGCCATTTGGCACGGTAGCTACCGACCAGTGGTGGTGACCATCACCGCGGTTACCGAAAAGCAGGTGCGTTTCAAAGAAGGCGCATATCGCGAGCGTCGCGGCGACAAGTCACAAGTCCTCGCTTACGGCGCTGACCGCGAAAAGCTGGAGCGCGCCGTAGAGAAGATGATTTCGGCATCATCGGAAGCCAATCGCCGCCGCAGCGCCGCCGGTCAATACGAGCGCGACGAAATCGCACGCATCGCTAAGGAGGCAATGGCATGACCGACTTCCAACAGGAATGCATCGTCTACGCCATGGTGGCGACACTGATCCTGGTGGCGCTGGTGGCAACGCTGTGCCGCTATGCGCCTTACGGCGATCAGGACGAGGACAGAGGTTTTTTCTATGTTGAACCGCTGGGAGGGGATCATGACTAACCGCCCCACCCCTGAATACCTCACCGAAACCATGACGCAGTACGCCGCGGAAGTCGGCTATCAGATCCTGCGTCGTGAAGGCTATGATATCGGCCGCAACGAATGCCAGCGCGTCCGCAACCAGCTCATTCAGCAAGGCGTCGTCAAGTCGCGGTTCTGGAATGAGGAGCGCATCAATCAGGTGCGCGCGCTGATAGGAGAGGGGAAGACCGGCATTCAAATCGCCGAAATTGTGGGCGCTTCGACCACTTCCCTCTACGATCTGCTCCATCGGCAGCGGATGATCGTCAGCAAGCCAAATCTCCCGCCACCGCCGCGGGAAGAGTTTGAGGCAATCTGGCTGGCTTCCAATAATGTGGCAACCGCCGAGCATTACAACGTCGGCAAAAAGCTGGTTGCCCGCTGGGTGCGGCATTATGGCCTGAAGCGCCCGAAGCGCGAGAAGAAGCCGCGCATTCGCCCCAGCCAAGCCAAGCGCAAGTTCGGTGTCACCTATACTCCGGTGGCTATCACCGCACCCACCGAAACCGGTCCGCTCGCCGACGCCGCGCGCTACCTGCGCCAGCAGGGCTATGCGAACGTCTACCGGCGTGGTCGGGATGAGTGGCAGGTGGGGTCGCGGGTTATGCTGGAAAGCGAGATGCTGGCGCGGGTGGAGGAGATGAAGGCGCGTAGACAGAGGCTCAGCGCATGACCCTCTTCCAGCGCATAGAAGCCCTGATCGAGCGCATGGCAACCACAAGCTGGTGCGATACCAGCCACCATGCCGAGGCGCGGGAGATTTGGGCGTTGTTGAAGGGAGAGAAGGATGCTCGGTAATATGTGGCGGACGTTTCTGCGCGGTTTCTCTTGGCGCTCAGGGGCGATGCTGGCGTCTTGGTTGTGGAGGCGATGATGATAGGACATTGCGTTATCGGTGTGGGCGGTATCGTGTCGGCGGCGCATCGCGACACCGGTACCGGGAAGCTGCACGGCCACACATGGGAGGTCACTGCATGGTTTTGCCGCGGCACCGATGCGGTGATCCGTCAGTGCCGGCTCGACAGCATCCTGAGCGAGATCGACCACACCGAGTTGCCGGATCAGCTCGCGTGGGGCGAGGACATTGCGGAGTGGGTCGCGGCGAAGTTCGATGACAGCGCTTGTGTGGCGGTCGACGTGTCGCGCCCGCTTGAGCGGCTATATGCTCGCTGGGAACGCGGGGCGTAATGGCGCTTGTCTATCACGGAACGCCACTGACCCCGCGCGCTGCGCTGATGGCGGTCGCCGGGCGCGCGTTCTGCGTCAGCTTCTTCCGCGCCGACAGCGTGGAGGATGTCGAGGCGATCAGCCCGTTCGTCATGTACGATAACGGAGCCTTCTCCTACTGGATGCAGGCGGTGCGCGCTGGGGCCGACCCGATGGACGCCGGGCGGACGGATTGGTCGAGCTATTACGAGTGGCTGGAGGATCGGCTGTTCGTGCCGGGCCGCTGGGCTGTCATCCCCGACAAGCCCGCCGCGCCGTCACAGATGAACGATGGCCTGCTGAACGAGTGGCCGTTCGGTCGCTCGCGTGGCGCACCGGTTTGGCACATGGATGGTCCGCTCGATCGGCTTGGCAAGCTCTGCGACCGCTTCGACCGCGTGTGCCTCGGCTGGATCGGTGATCCGAAGAAGGAGCCGGTCGGCTGCGACGCGTACCGTCGCCGCATGGACGAGGTGGCGGGGCTGTTCGGCAACCGCTGGCCGGTCACGCACATGCTGCGCGGCGTCCTGGTGGGCGGCGACTATCCCTTCGTGAGCTGTGACAGCACCAGCCTCGCGCAGAACCACCATCGCTACCGACAACCTCTGTTCGTCGGCCTGCCCGACGAATGGGGCGGCGTGCGCGCCTACGCCGACAAGCTGGAACGCATGGCGGCATAGACAGCACGTTTCCTTTGCGTTAAAAGGGACGCGCATCTCCATTATGTGACAACCTCACCCCGGCCTAACGGTCGGGGTTTTCTTTTGCCTCTCGTAGCTGTCTCCTGAGAGGCCATAGCCGCGCAATCTCTTCCTCAACGTAAGGGCGCATCCGCGGCGGCGCCTGATCCAACCGTGCCGCCCGCTCCTTCCGGCTACCCAGCAGCACAATCCCCAGCGCCGCACGATGCACAAAAAACGAGGACCAGCTTCGCACTGAAGCTGGCACCTCGTCCATCCCCCTGCGCCCTTCCAGCAGCTCTGTAAGCCACCACGAAACGGGCCTTACGATACCTTCTGCGTCTCGGCCCATTTCGTGAAGGCTTCCCATGCGCCGATCGCTCCCAATGCCACGCAGGCAAACGCGCCCGCGTTATGTGCGGCTTCCAGATACGCCAGTTGCCCCGGCTGCCACGATGACAGCGTGTGGTCGCGGCGCTTGATCTCGCACACGAACGAAGGCGCGCCAGGAATAATAACATCGCTTGCGCCGGGCGTCATGCCTTCGGCGGCGTGCTTCATGACGGTGGAAAATTGACCTTTCTCGCGTAGGCCTTCGTTCCTCGGGTGCAGGGCCAGCCGCCCCCAGCCATCAGGGTATTCCTTGCGGACGCGGTTGAACAGCGACACCTGCTCAACATCCTCCTTGGGGCAGGCGCCTCGATAATTCTGGTCGCCATAGACCATCAGCCACGAGGGGAATTTCATGCGTAGCTCCAGCTAAGCCCGTAAGCAGTTTTGCGCCGTCCGCAAACCGCCATGCTTAGGTTTCCTTGACTGACGGATAGCCCGGTGCGAGCGGCCATTTGCCGCGCAGCTTCGGTGGCGCTAGGGAAAACTTCCCCATTGCTGTTTTTAACAGCAATGCTCTTCCTTTTTCTCAAGCTCTCGATAGCTCGGGCCGGCTGTTTCTTGCCAATCTTACTGGCTCTGCTTTTGGCAGCGTGTTCCGGAGATTGCTTTTTTCCCAGCTTAGCCATACGCATTTTTTCGCGAGCTTCAGGCGACAAATCAAATGCCCCTTCTCCACCGCCAGTCAGATTTACCAATCTGGCCCGGTCTAGAGATGCAATAAGCGCCCGCTCAAACGAACAGGCGCATTGCGAAGTAAGGCCAGATGCTACAATCTGTATTTCTATACCGTGCTTGGCAACGACTCTTTCCCAATGCCGGCTTCTTCCGAATACAACTCTAGCCCTAGGACCCTTACCTTTTCCGACATAGAAAATTGAACCATCGCTCGCGCGATGATGCGTATATACGTAATAATTTTTATCCATCCCGCCCTCCGCGCGGCTCCATGTAAATCGGGCAACACGTGGAGTGCGTGCGTTCGGCTGGCCGGCCTAGCCCTATGCAGCTTCTAGCTGATCTTCAGGCTCATTGAAACAGAGTACCCTAAAGAAATTGCTGCCGTGTTCTTTGACGTAGCTTATCGTTTCTGGCGCTCCGTGCCTTGTGGCTTCATCAAACCGCTTCCAATCGGCAATGGCGCGTGGATGTTTCGCCTCTTTCTGGTGCCAAGTGCTGAACTGCTTGTATGGCGTCACCCAATCCGCACGAATAACAGCGTTACCCTTTTGCGATACGCTTTCTTTAAAGGATGCGGATAGCACGCGATCGGTCTGAGGGGAGTGCGGGTCAGACTTCATTCGCTGAAACTCGATCCGCAGCTTCTCACCGGGGTCTACCAATTCCGCTTTGCAGGTCGAGCAATACCGGGCCGCAATATCGTTCTCTGCGCCACAAGCCTCGCACGGCTTAAAGCTCCACCGATAGTTACACCGCTCATGCCGTCCAACTTCCCCGGTCCTAATCATACCAAAACACCGCCGACCGTAGTGAGCGGGCATAGGGCCGTATTCGGTTTCTACACGCCCGCCCCAAACATCAACGCAATAGCCATGCTTGTCTACCTCATAGCCCTCGGCATCTTTGTGGCGCGTGAAATCATTCTCATAGCCACAAGCGGGACACTCTGCTTTTACCTCGCCGCCGCCCTCCTTGGCACCTTTCGCCTTCACAATCGGCGCAAAAAGGTCGCCGTCTGGACAATGTTCTTCAATGTTGCCAGCGTAGTCCATGATTCGGACTTCCTGCTTCTCAGGATGTTTCCTAAGACCTCTGCCGATGATCTGTTGCAGCAGCCCGACGCTTTCCGTTTTGCGAAGAATGGCGATTGTGTCGACGTGCGCGCAGTCCCAGCCGGTGGTAAGCACGCCGACGTTGACGAGGTATTTCAACTGTCGGGATTCAAAGCGTTTTAGTATCGTCTCGCGGTTGGCCGTGCCCCCGGTTATCAGCGCCGACATCGTCGGCGGCAGCGAAGCTAGTATCTCCTCGCCATGCTGCACCGTGGCAGCAAAGAACACGACGCCCATCGCTTCTCTGGAACGAGACACCACATCAGCCACGATGCTGGCTGTCTTGCGGCCGTGCCCAACAAATGCCTGATCGACCGCGCTGGCGGCAAAATGGCCATTCCGCTGTAGTTGAAGGCCAGACGTGTCATAAGCATCGGTGCCGGTAGCGGCGATAACGGGCTGAGTAAGATAGCCCTGCTTGATGAGATCTGGCGCTTCGATGCGATATACGCATTTTAGGAAATACGGATCTCGGCATGTATCATCGCTGTTGGCCTTGCCGTTGGGGCCGATGCGGTAGATGTAGCCAGAGCCCAGACGGAAAGGGGTGGCAGTAGTGCCGATGACGCGCAGGCGTGGATTCTTGGCGCGCATTGCCTCGATGATGCCGCGGATCGTCGGCGTAATACCGTGCGCCTCGTCAATGACGACGGCGCAATAATCATCAAGGAAACGAGAAATCGACCGCGCGACAGTGCCGGGGGTGCCGAACACCACTGGATGCCGCGTCGACTTTGCCCCGGCGCTGGCGCTGAAGATACTGCACGGCGCGCCCAAGGCTTTGTACTTAGCCGCATTCTGCAACACCAGCTCGCGCTGCGGAGCCAAGCACAACACCTTCTTGCCGCTGCTGATCTCATGCAGCCATTCGGCGATGTACGCGATCAGCAGCGACTTGCCGGCACCTGTCGCGGCTTCGATCAGGATGGGGTCGACGCCAGCGCGGAGCTCGGCTTTGGCCGCGTCGATGGCTTCCTGTTGGTAGGGGCGTGGCGCAAACATCAAGACAGCCGCCAATGGCTAGAAGGCTTGCCACGATACGGCTCCACATCGACGCCAGGGCACAACGCCTTCAGCGCTTTGGCGTAGGACACCGAACCTTCTTTCTCTACCTTCGTCAGCTTGCGGCCGGCGAACAGGGCGTCGGTATTCCCGACGAGCGTCACCATCTCCTTCAGCAGATCAGCCTTGCGCTCGGTGGCGCGCTCGATCGCTTCCGAAAGCTCATCCCATTCCGTCACCATCTTGTGGGCTTGGGGGGTGTCAACCTCCCGGCGCAGCGCGGCCAGATGCTCGTCGCGGTTTTCCTGCATCTCGTACAGGAATTCGGCGTAGAACTGGCGAAGGGCGGGAATGTTGGTGGCCAGCCAGTCGTCGTCACGGTGGATCAGCGTCTGCTGCGAGCCGTGAGGCGTCCACTGGTAGAACCAGCACGAGGTGTAGCCCGTCACAAACATCTGCACCTGCATCTGCGCGAGGTAGTGCGGCTGCTCGTTGGCGTGCTTGAAGATAGCGTTGGGGTCGTTCCTGAGCGAATAGGGACACTTGATCTCCAACAGCCGCCCGTCGCTGACGTAGCCGTCAGGGGATGCGCCTAGCCAATCCTCATGCGGCACGAATGGAGCCGGGGTGACGCGTTCTGACGACGCAAACTCAAAGTCCAGCAACGCCTGCGGCTCCATGGCCTGTCCCCATGCCACTGGCGGGGGCGCAGGGTCGGGAAATTCGCTGGGCGCGCCGCAGGCTTCGCGGACCATGGCGCGCATTACGGATTGCCGGGTGCTGTAGGGCGACAAACCGAGGATGCCGCCGACGCTGGAGGCTGTGACGCGGCCCTTGCGGGCCTCGTACCATTCGGGGGTGCGTTGGGGGGCGGTCATCCGATCACCTGATAAGCAATAAGATTTGGAAGCCTGTATCCATCTTTTGTAGAATGTTTATCATACCACCAGCGTAAAGAGCCTGCTCTAGCGCATTGTGTATGATATCCATCGCTCCACTTAGCTTCTATCATCGTCTCAGGTGGCAGTGGCCCTGAATATGGCTCTGGGCAATCCCCGTTCCATGTAATCCACTTGTTCTTTTCCATCTTCACTCTCCACTTCTCATCCTCGCGCCGCCCCACATGGGAGCGGCGTCCGGTCAGGAGTGGACCTAAAACGGCACACCCATGTCATCGTCATCGTCAAACACCGCGGGTGTCTTCTTCGCCACCTTCGGCGCAGGCCCCGGCGACACTTCCGCGGTCTTGC